TGTTACTGCAAAAGACTTACCTGAACCTCTACCACCTGTTATGATAAAGTATCTAGCATCAGACTTAAATAGAGGATTATATTTTTTACTCAGTATCAGTTTCTACAAATGTTATTATAGGCATGTTAATACTATCATCATTTGTTGTAACATCTACTCTTTGTTGAGGTTTACCGTAAAAGTATTCAAAGAATAATTTAACTGCCCATTGTTCTTTTTTCTCTATACCGCTTTCTAAAGACTTTAACGCCTTTTCATTCATAGGTGTTAAGTTCTCTATTAACTTTTGTTCTTCTGCTTTGCTTTTGCGTCCTGCTCCTTTTCTAGCACCGCCATTATTTATTCTTTTATCCATAATTGAAAAAGATTGATTATTCAATTCTATACTATATAATAGAAATTATTCGTATTCATTTGGTAACATTAATCTTATACCTAATTCACTCAATGCCCATATCCTTATTTGTTCTGCGTACAATTCAAATTCTCCTGTATTCATTCTTGCTGTACTATTAATTATTTGCAAAGGTATTTTGTTATCATTTCTTTCAATGCTCTGCCACTCACTAGCAAACTTTAATTTAAGACAGTCGTGCATCTCATCTGGAAAGTAACCTAGCTCTGCTGCTAAAGGCTGTACTATACAAGACCAATAGTAATTGTTCTGCATATTACTTCTATTGTTCCTTTGTTTCTTTACATCAACTATATAGTCGCTTTCTAAATCTTTTAAGTAATTAAAAAGCATTTGCTTATCTTTTTTATTTTTTATTACAAACTTCATAGTCTTGCACATCTTCTAGCTACACTATTCTCTAGCTTTTCTTTTAAATGGTCACTTAATATTTTTCTAACTCTTCTATGTGATACATTAAATACTTCTTCAATTTCTTTAGATGTATTTGTTTTAGGATTACTATAAAAATATTCAATTACTTTCTTTGCTAATACTGCTGGCTCTTTAACTACTCTTCTTGTTTTATTTTTCATTTTAAAAATTTTCGTTTATTCCTCTTTCTCCTATAAGCTTTTCTTTTGTACCTTCCCATAGTTTATCTCGCTGTTTAGTTAGCGAAGGTTCTGTACGTTTAAGTGTAGGTATACCTTCTGTAGGTTCGCTTTCCATATATTTACCGCAACTACATTTAGCTTCTTTACATACCCACTTATTATCTCTGTAAACTATTGTAGCTTTACCTATTTGTTTCTCCTCTTTGCCGCATGCACATTTATAGACTGTCATTGTATATTCTATCTAATTCAAAGTGTAAGTGATTAATAGCTTTTTGTATATCTTGTCTTGCAGGATTGTTTGGCTTCTTTCCTGCTCTTAGTAAATAAGTAATAGCAGTACCTAAGTTATAATTGTCAGGCTGAAAGTCTTCTACTACTCTACGAGCAGAGTAACCATACTTTTTCCCTGAGTAGTAACTAGGTTCTGGTGTTTGTTCATATTCTAATATAGTTTCTGGTAATTCTTCTAAGTTTTTTAAAAGCTTTTCGTTCTCTGTCATTTTTTTATTTGTATTCGTTATATAATTGTGTTATCGCTTTGTAACAAGTACTAATACATGAAACGCAGTTAGTTCCTGGATTGTAACTCGTGTTATATATAGTATTGTATGTTTCTATCATTCTTTTTTTAGCTGCAATATTTTTAGCTTTGCCTGTTTTTAAATCTTCCCACATATCTAATATTTCATCTACTATTTCTTGCGGCAGACTGTCAGGCTTTTCTATCTTAGTTGTCTTTTGCCATTTACCCTGACTACATCCCATTGGTGCAAGTCGTGCCTTAATTTTCATAAAGCAACCGCAGTCTTTACAAGTTCCAGTAGGCTTAAAATAAAATATACATTCTCTACAGATAGCTATTCTTTCTTCATATACATCATTAGGCACAAAGAACTTATTCATTTAATTCTTTTTTTATAATCTGCCTTACCTTATCTATTGTTGTAAATAAACTGTTCCTGCTAATGTTTGTTTTCTTTGCTAAACTGTCTAAAGTGTTTCCTTCATAATAATAAAGTTCAAATACTTTTTTATCGTACCAACTTTGTTTGTCAAGTATTTTATCTATCTGTTCTAGCTTCGTCCACTTATATTCTTCTTCTTGATTAGGTATGTTTGATATATTTTTATTATTAGTACGGTCATAAACATAACCATCATAATCAAAAGTTGAAGTAGCATTATAACTAAAATTATCAATATGCTTATAATATTTTTTATATTTATAATAATAAGGGCTTCTTTTACTTGTTAGACTTCTTTTTAAAACTACTGCTCCGTATCTTATTAAACCATCTTCTCCGTCTTTTTCCCATATACTTTGTAAAGTATCAGGATTCATCTGCATAAAGTATAACATCAATTCTTGCACCGCATCATTTATATCTTCTTCATTTTGTGTTAAGCCAAAACACATCTCTTTGAATTTAAAACTTAACTTAGATATTTCTGCGTATATTTCAGTCATTTGTTTTTAATTCTTCTAATTTACCTACTACCTCATAAACCATTTCTGATAATATTGTTCTATAAGAATTAACGGAAGCTCTGTTATTTTTTGTTTCTACACCTGCTAAAAAACCGCTAGTAGCTACTGTTAAGTTTATAGGTATAATTAACATCCAATCGTGCCAGTTATTTTCTAAAGAACGTTTACCGTAATTATTATGGTAGTCTATTATCATTTTAACAACATCTAAATAATTACTATATTTTGACTTTGTACCTACGTCTTTAGCAAAATCCATATTCATATTTATAAAATTTTCAACTATTACTTTATGTTCTGCACTTGCGTAAATTGGTGATGTCATACGACAAACCTATAAAAAAAGTTCATTTAATCCCTTTTTCTTCTTTTAAGTTTTTAACAAGTGATTTGTAATAACTGATTTTTTCTTCATAATCTACTCTAGAAAGTTTAACTGTTGTTCTAGCTTTATACTGTAATTCCTCTGCTGTTCCTTCTCCGTATTTACCATCTAAGTATAAACCGAACCTATACTGCTCGCCCTGTCCAAATAAATTATCAGCGGCAGACTGCGGCTGTACATTTATCTCGCACCATCTTGTAGCTAAATGCCTTCTAGACATAAAGTGACCTGCATGTATCTTTTTATAATGATATATCCTGCCTGATGTAAAACATTGTACCATTCCTTCATCTGTAGCATCTCTTAGTCGTATATAAAGACTAAATATCTTATCTAAATCTTTTTTTAATTTACTTATAGTTTTTTTTACCATAATTGTTTTTGAGTAAATATTTTAGCTGGCTTTACGTATGTGTATTTAGCTATAGTTGTATTTCTACCAAATCTAGTTTTTTTGTTTAATGGTACACTTTCTATATCATAACCATCTCTTCTATGATTAAATATTATTGCTGATAGTCTAGTAGCTCCGTATTCTCTTATAGCTTCATAACTTGTTATACTTCCATAAGTTTTTAAATGCCATAAAACTGCATCTGATTGGCTTTTAACTTCTGATTCTGTAATTTTAATAATTTTCATAGTCATCAAATTTAGTACAGAAATAAGCTTCTAAAATACACGCTAGAATAAATATTCCCCATACGATTGTTAATATTTTCATTTTAAAAAAGTTCTGTTTGTTTTATATTATTATTTTTTATTATGCCTGCTGCTCTGTTTAATATATGTAAACCTAGCTCTGAATTGACTGCATTTAAATCTTGTTGTTTTTTCCTGTTTGCTGTATTATAACCTTCTTTGTGATTCATTCCGCCAACATCACTTTTAGGTAATTTAATTGGAGGTATAAAAAAATTTGACCATAAGTAATGTCTACCTATCTTTGTAGGCTTTATTAAAGGTTCATAATAACTTACTACATTTTCTACACAATACTTTCCTTTAAAAAAGTACTGTAAAAAAATAATTTCCTGATACAAACTCATTAAAGGGTATACAGGTCTTTTTCTTATATACTGAGTAAAATAATTTGTAGTGCTATGGGATTGACAGGGTGGACTACTCCAAATAAAATCAAAGTCTTTATAATTATCTAATAAATATTCGTGTGCGTCAGCTACTATTACTTTGTCTTTAGGATATAAAGTTGAATATTTTGCAGCTAATTTTTCATTTAATTCTACTGCTGTTATATTATGTTCATTCCCCCAAAGTTTCCTGTTACCACCTATACCTGCATATAAGTTTAATATCTTCATTTTATATTCCATTTTAATTTTTCTTCATCTGTAAAAAAATCACAAGCTTCTAATTCATTTGTATATTTCATAGCTTTATCATATAAGTCTATATTATTTTCTTTTATATATTCTATAAAAGTTTCTTGAAAATAAATTTTACTTTGTAGTTTAAAAGCTTTTCTATGTTCATTTAAAAATAAAATCTCTGGTACTAATTTTTCTTCTTTTTTCATTTTAATAATTTTAAAGGTTCTTGATAATATTGCACTTTTTTCGGATTTTTTCCTAAAGTGTGTACTTCATAATAAGCATTGTCAATTACTTTTTTATGTGCATACACCCACTTATAAAACGTTCTAATGTTTAAAAAAGGTTCATCTTTTCCAAAGCGTACGCCCTGATAAAATGCGTCTACTACTTGATTAAAAGTTAAATTACCAAAACGTTTTTCTTTTATTAAGTCTTGAGCAAATATTTTACTTAAACTTGCCATAGTTTGCGGCTCTGTCTTGTGTCCTATTTCTACTGACGTTTTAGCTACTAAGTCTAAAACTTTTTCAGTAAGCTCTTTTAGGTTTTCGTTTTTTAGTGCTTTCATAATAATTTTTTTGCTTCTTGCCATGCGTTAATTTGTGCGTCAAGCTTTGACATTGGACTACGTTTTACTTCTCTACGTTCCCACGTTCTAACTGCTGCTTTCCAATCCTTCATTTTATTTTTACCTATAAACCAATTTTTGCTTTCATAAAAATCTAAAAACGCTTCTGCATCTATATTATTATTTCTTTGTAAACAATAATTTTTAACGTCATCAAAAGTAGGTTTTTTAAAGAACGCCTTCTTATTACTATACGTAGTATTAGTATTATTTATATTTATATTACTATTATCTGTTAACTTTTCTTTAGTAGGTATGTTAACTAAAGTTATCACCCTAGTTTCTATTTCTTTACTACCCTGTTTATAAATGTTAACACGCCTAATATAATTATTGTCATCTAATATCTTTAGCCATTTTTGAATAGAAACCCTACTAACTTCATAAAGTCTACAAAAGTATTCTGTTGAAGCAGTACAATTACCGTTCATGTTACAAAGAGCAGTAATCTCTGCATAAAGTAATTTAGCATTAGGAGTTAACTTTTTGCTGTATCTTACTTCAGCAGGGATTATAGCGTAGTAGCTAGGCTTTTCTTTCATATTACTTCTATTTCGTATTGATAATTCTGGAGTGCCATCTTACATAATTCTAGCTGATTATAAAAATCTCTATAAGAAACTTTAACGTCAGTTCCAAATTTACCTGCTTTTATACGAATTGTAGTCTGGTGTTTTAAACTATCATGTATACCATTTCTTCTTAAATGTTCTTTTAAATTATACATATCTATAAACGTTAATTTAGCACCTTTCATTTCTGTATAAGCATTATAAACCTTATTAAAAGTATCTCTATATAATACAAATGAAGAATAATTATTAGAGTGATTTCTTTCATAATGATTAACACTTGTTCTGTCTCTATCTAATACTTTAGCTATTATACTCCTATGAGTATTATCTTCTATTCTTGAAACCATAGCTGCTACCATTCTAGGAACTTGGTATTTTAATCTTCTACTTTTATGAGATAGAGAACCTTTAGGCAACCCTACTAAACTTGTAGTAAGGTCACAAAGGTTTTTAAAGTTATTTTCTGCATTCATATTAAAAAGGTACTTCGTCTAAAGGGTTACCACCCATCATATTATCTAACTTATTATCATAGTCAGCAAACCAATATCCTTCTATGTTATGGTAGTACTTACCGTTAAATTCTCTTGAATAAACATTACAAGATATAGATACTTTGTTACCTTCTTTTAGTTTGTTCATTCTTTCTACTTTGTCACCAAAAGCACTAATACATACTATATTGTTGAATTTAGCACCTGTATCTACTACTATTGATTGTTTTTGCCATTGTTTACCTTCTTTACTTGTTCCTGTTATTAAAGGTAATTTTTTTACTAGTTTTCCGATTACATTCATTTTTTTATTTGTTTTTAGTTATTAAATTAATTATTAAAAAAGTAAGGGGGATTTGTAATTACGCACAAGTATAACCGCTGAGTTATTAATAAAATTACTAACCCCCTCACTATTATTTCTTAAATTCTTCGCTCTCATCTTCACCGAATACGCCTAATTCATAAAATCCTGTCAACTTGAGTACTGCTCTTGACATAGCTCGCTTCTCTGCCATTTCCATTACATACCAGCTTTGTGTATTACCTTCTTTAAAGCTACCTTTTAAAGCAGAGCCAAAAGTTTCAATGCTAGCACCATCTTTATTTGCATAAGCCTTAACAACGCAAAAATCTCTTTCACAGTTAATCACTTCATAGTTTATACTTATACCTTCTAAAGCTTGTATCTTATCAATACCGCTACGAGTAATGATAATGTAGTGTTGATGCTTGAATACATCGTCTTTTGTTAAATTGTACTTAATGTACTTTTCTTTTAAAATTTCTGTTTTCATTTCTCTTGTATGTATTTAATTAATTTTTTTTTAATGTATTCTATTTGTTCACTATCTATCCATTCTAGGAAGTTAAAAGAGTCAAAACATAATGTAAATTCTTTACCGTGTTCGTCTTTTCCTCTGAGATATATTTCGTTATCTACACATTGAAATGTATTAATCTCGTGTAGTCTTTTTACAATTTCTGTCATTTTACATTTATTATTAAAAAAGGTTGATTATTATTTTTTTTATAACGGTTTAGCCAAAATCTTTTTAACTCTACGTCATAGTCAGTTTGTATTTGCCAGCCATATTTTTCAAACATTTCTTTAAACTTATTATGTCTTTGTAATTCAGTACCTATACAAATAACTGACCTACTGCTTTTTACAAAGTCATTATTTTGAAAGCCTCCTATTCTAGGTAAACGAATAGGCATATAGTCAGGCTTTAAATTCCATTCTGTAGCCTTAACTATTTTATTATCTAAGTACCTATTTTCAGAATTCCAAAAAACAGGCTTGTTGTAATCTACATACGTAGCGTACTCTAAATATTCTGCATCTCTTATAGTCATCTTAACAGTATGTATAAATGTAAATAACTATAGTTATATAAGTTGCTGCTGCTACTCCTAGCAAAGCTAAAGCATCTAATATTTTATTTTTTCTTAACTTCTTTTTTTCTGTAAGATTTTCTATATCATAATTAGATATATCATTTAGTTCAAAGAAATTTTTAGTTTCTATACTATTTAAGAAAATAGTTTTGTTAGTTTTCTTGTTTATAATTTTGTAGTTTTCCATTTCTTGATTTTTTTATTAATATATTTTTGTTTTATGTGATTCTACTACCTGAATATTATTTTTTTCTCTAATTGATTGCAATTGTCTAAACTCTTTTACAATAGTATCAATTTGTAAATCAGTTATATGTTCTTTTAAATATACAAACTCAATTAGTTGATTTATATTTTTTAGTTCTTTAATTTGTTCATTTACTGTTTTCATTTTGTTAAGTTTTTTAGTGGGGGGTTACCCCCCCTGTTATTATTATAGTCCAAAGTATTGATTCATAAACGCTCTCAAACCTTTCCAGTCAGCGTCTTCAATTGTTTTATTAGCAAATACATCATCTTTAGGATTAGCGATTCTTATAATGTGTCTAACTTTATTAGTGCCTAATACTTTAACTGTTCCGTAGTATTCAAAAAAACAACCTCTGTTTGATATAGCTTCTATTCTTTTCATGTCTTTAGTTTTTATGGGGGGTTACCCCCCCTGTTATTATTATTTGTTTAGTAATTCGTTTGTTAATCTGTCTAAGTGCGACTCAAAACAAGATGCTTGAGAATCAGTACCTTTAAAAAATTCATGTCTTCCGTTGTCACCAGATAAAACGATTCTGTCAAACTCTACATCTACTGAGCCACCTTCTGAAAAGCAGATGTTATTAAGGATTTCTGTTAACCAAACTGACTTAACTGCTTGATTTTCAATTGCTTGTGCGATTTCTTGTGCTAAATTTGTCATTTTTTTTGTGTTTTTTGTTATTAATTATGATACAAAGATACAGTAAAATTGTTACTAACCAAACTTTTAACAAACTTTTTAACTAAAAATATTAAAAAAAGTTATCCCTTATCTAGTAAATTACACTAAAATAAATTTAAAAAAAAGATAAAAAAAGGTTAAAAAAGACGTTAATAACCTAAATTCCGAGCAAATAAACAATAAGAATTAGTATGAAATATGCTAAATAAATTTTAAAATTAGGGTTTTCTTTCATTATAAAGGCATTAATAAATTAAGTGGAGTTTTACCATTATTAAGTATTACAGCACAACCGACTGCTGGTCTTTTACCGTATTTAGCGTAAGCCATTGCGTAAGACTTATGATTTATACCGCAGCCTACTTGAGTACCAAATACTCTAAACTTTTTACCTACATAATGTTCTGTGTAGCATTGAGTATGCAAATGCCCCTGTACTGTATTCATCATATCTGCTCTACATTTACTTCTCGCCGTACCGCCTTCCCCATGTAAGTATTGTACATCGTCTAATTCGTATCGTTCTACAAAATTCCATTCAGGAGTTTCTAATACTTCTTTAAAAGACTTAATCCATTTAGAAGGTATAGAAGATGTTTGAGCTTTACGCATTATTATACGGTCATGATTACCGATTACTACAGTAGCTATTGGAAAAGCATTTCGCCATCTAGCAATACGCTTTATAGCTAATTCAAGCTCATCTAAGCCACCCATTCCGTCAGCAGATGATTCATGATAGCTTGAGTAGTGATTATCTATTATATCGCCTATAAACACTACCTCTGTGCAGTTATACGCATAGTATTGTTCTATACAGAAGTCTAAGTAGCCATCAAGACAAAAAGGTTCATGCAAGTCACCGATAACTAGAACATTTCTAGTTTCGGTTTCTCGCATTTTTTTTAGTGCTACTATTTCGTGCGGCTTTAATCTATATCTATTACTTTCTTTTTGCGACATCTGCTATACCCTGTCCAACAATTAAAGTAAGAATTGCATAATATAAATCTTTAGCAGTTGACTCATCAACTCCTAAGTAAGAAACAATAGCAGGTACAACTACCGAACTGATAGCATACCAGAACTTCTTGCTTTTTACCATTTGACCAATTAGGTACTTCTCTAAAAACTTTTTCATAATTATTTATTTTTGATTATTAAATTAATGTTTTCGCCGCCCAAGTTAATTATTTCTTTTATAAGTAAATCCATAGCTAATCTTGAGTTCTTAACAGCGTCTTGTTCACGACCGTTTCCTACTAGAATGCAGCCGCTTGTATCTTTTGATGTATTACCCCTATGAAACAGTATATAATCTCTATCAGGCACATCTTTAACTAATAGATGTACATAATCTCTTGTAGCACTTTCACGTGGTAATCTAAGTCTAACCTTATATTCTCCAGCAGGTATACAGCTTATATTTCTTACATTGTTTTTCCAAGCAAGCTCTAGCGTATCACAAAAACTTTCCCCATCAATAAACAATTTACCGATAGTAGAATTTTCTGTAAAAGTATCTCTAATTATTAGTAGATTAACGCCCCTGACCTCTGTAGACTTTTTTATAGGCGTTCTGTCCTCTACTTGCGTTTTTGGAGTGTACTCCCTTTCGTTTCTTTCTAGAACTCTTATAAGTGCTTGTAACAACCTTACGAGCCATCTATTTAGTATTTTCAAGTTTACAATTTTTATCACACAAATTCAAACAAAACTTGTTAGCTGAAAGCAAAAGTAAAATTTTACAGATTATTTTTTTCATATTTAAAAAATTTATATATAGTGAATGATATAGCTAGTATTAAAGAAACTAGCGTTAGTATTTCGTTGCAGTCAGTTATACTAAATGCTATAGCTGATGTATTAGCTACTCCTACTTGAATTGTGTCTTTTACTTCTGTCATTGTTTTTAGTTTTTTTATCCAAGTAAGATTTAAGTTTAGTAACGTTCTTTACTTTAGGTTTGTAATATTTTTTCATTAGTAGTCTGAAGGGTTTAAAAAATCTCTTAAAGTAAGTTTTGTTCCCTGTCGCATTGGTCTTTCTAAGTTCATACCGTTATAGTAAGCGTTTTGGTCAGGATTAACATTAGCACCAGAATTTGTACTGTATTCAGGAAAGTCACTTATATTATTTGTAATATACTTTATCATTCTTTCTGTAAAGTATTCTGCATTGTTTCTAACTTCTTCTCTAAGGTGTTGAGCTTCTTCTGTGCTTAGCGGTGTACCTGTTTCAGATGTTTTAGAATATATATTACCGTTCTCTACTTTAAAGCGTAAATAAGGTATACACATGTGTAACGCCCAAGAAGGTAACATATCTCCTATGTACTCATCAACTAAGGTTTTATAAGCACCTGCTAAAGTACCTGCTATTATCTCATCTTCTAATTTTTTGTATAGATTAGTACCCAGCTTTGTTTCAACATAAATTTTCTGTGCCTGTAAAACATAAGGCAATAATATTTGTGGGTCTACATTAAGGTTAATTGCTGTGCTATCTTTTAGCTTGCTTTCTGATATAAATAATACGTATGCCATAGTTATCTAGGTTCTAAAAATCCGTTATTTCTCATTCTTTTAGGGGGTTTATTTACTAAAGGGTTATTTCTTTCAGCAGTAAAACCTTCTGACAATGCTTTAGTATATCCTATTAAAGTGTCAGATGTTATGTTGTCTTCATAGTAAACCGCTTCATCATCTGCTGCTGGTGCTCGGAAAATGAGCCTGCGGAAGTAATGGTGACAGTTGCCACCGCCCTTCCATAACCAGATTGAGTACGTGTTTGCACCACGAGGCCCCCAACCTGGATTAACAGCTTGAGAACCCATTCTAATAAGGTCTTCTTTACGATATACTTTCCCTGCTGACATCATAATTCTGCAAAAATCTCTAGTTTCTCCTTCTTGCTTTAAAAAATCATCTTTAGTATAAACGTATCTTACTTTATAAAAAAAAGTTCCATCTTTATTTAATCCATCTTGTGAACTTCTAGCGTTTGGGTTTGCCCTACCTGTTGATGCTAATTGTATTTTTTCTGATGCAATTTTATTTAACTCTGCTTCAAAATCAAAATCTTCGTGTTCTCCGTCTACTTTTTCTTCATCTAATAATTCCCAGTCCTCTGGCATATCTTCTCCAAATTCAGTAATAAAATTTTGTAACTCTGTATAATCACTTTCTAAGTTTACGCAGTTACATTTATTTAATTCTGTAGCTTCGTCGTGACCTGTGCAAGCCATATACACAGTTTCTCCTTCTAGTTCATGCTGGTGATAACCTTCACAGCCAATTGTCTTTGCGTGAGCCTCTGCTTCTTCAATAGTTGTAAAAACAGGCTGACCGTCTATCATTCCTGCTTTAGCTAATTTAACTTCTTGTTCTGCTGTCTGTTCATCATCTGCTAAAGGTTGTAACCCTAAAGATTCTCTTATTTCATCTTGAGTCATTACTTCTCTTACAGTCTTACTATCAAACTGTACTGTAATAGGTTTTAATTGCTCAAAGTCAACTTCTAAGTCCATATTGTTTACAGAAAATATAGTCTGTAAAGTGTCTAAGATATTTAATTGAAAAGGTCTAACTACAGTATTTAAATAAAAGTTTGCAGCGTTTATAAGCTCGTCTGTATTGCTTGAGAACCCGTTAGTACTATCAATACCCATAAGTGTCTTAGACGTCACCCTATGAGCTGTCAGAATGTTCTGCACTAAAAGTTCTTGTAAGGCTAAATACTGCTTATCTAAGTCTGCTGTATTTAAAGGAGTAACTTCTGGCGACCTGTCACGATTGTCTGAGAATGAAAGTATAAATTTGCCAGCGTTTGCACTAGACGTAAATTTATCAGTAAGGCTTTGCTCTATTTGAAAACGCTCAGCTTGAGTTGGAACTCCATTATTGAACGCAAACATGTACGAGCCAGAAAAAGAATTATTAATATTGTTTAAATGAAACTCCGCTACTTTTTGGTCAACTAATGCCCAGTTACAGCCTGCAAGATAATCAGGTGTATGGTAGATGTCCATATTAGGACTATAAGAACCTGTATATAATAATTGACTTCCTGATGTTCTATCATTAACATTAAAAGCTGCTATCGGATAAGGTTTGTGCGTTCTTATGTTACTCCAATCAGCACTAATATAGAAAGTATCTATTTTTCCTAACTCATTCGGTTTTCCTGCTCTTACTCGCTCTACAGGAACGTGGTATACTTCAGCAATTTGTGTACGCTCTCTATTCCACACAATATGCAAAGCGTATGCCCCCTGTAGCTTAAAATCAAACGCTACTTTTTTTATTACTTGATGTAAAGTTTCTTTACTATTTGCGTGACGCATAAACTTTTTAAGTTTTACATAAGCGTCTAAATTAGTGTCTTCATCTTCTACAAATAAGTTTTCTCCTGCAATCATTTCGGCTGTAGAATTAATAACTGCCGCATGGGTTGACGAGTTGTAGTAAAGGTCTATAAGAAACTGAGGGTAGAGGTTTTTCCAGTCATCTGTACCGTATTCTATATAATCTCTACCTCTTACCTCCTGAATTATAGGAGCAGTTTGCGTTTCTAAATTTATACTGAGTATATTTTCCATTTTATAAGTTTGATAAGTAATTGTTTACATTAGCTGTTAATGCTGCACTTTCTGTGTCATATATTTGTATTTCACTAATAGTGCCATCATAAGGATTAAGGTCTGTTCTTCTTACCCCTATTGCGTTAATATCAGCAGTTCCTGCTAATGTTTCTGTATCTGCTTGCGCTACTCCATTTTTATATAACGTAATTAAGTTAGACGAATTTCTTGTAATTACTAAATAGTTATCTCCAACAAAACTACCGCTATCTAAACTAATGTCAACTTGAGAACCATCTGTTTTAAATCTTAAACTTGTACTTGTACTAATTTTAAAGAATTCGTTTGTCGTAGTATTAGAACCTATAACAGTTACATTAGATACATCAGGATTTAATTTAATTCCTACAGTAAATGCACCACTTAAAGTAATATCACTAGCTGAACCTAAGTTATGAGTATCAGCGGCTGTAAACTGTATAGCTCCTGAATTGTAAGCAGGCTGCTCGCTTGCAGTAGCTTGTACCATATTAAAACTATTAGAAGAACTATCTGCCCACGCAGACACATCAGAACCATTTAAAGTAATTCCTGTTTGGTACTTATACCACGCTTCTAAATTACTTTCATCAGCAGGTGACCAAGCACCATACTTCATTGATGTTAAACTTAATCCTAGTTTTAGTGACTTCATTACTCTTTATATCCTATTGCTATACCGCTAGTAAGTGTCATAGCTTGTATACCCATTAGTAAAGTTGTTCCAGCAGGTAGTGTAGTTTGTAAAGCTGTTGCATTAGTTACTCCTGCAGCAGTTATAGCACTTACTACGCTTTGTACAGGGAAGTATACTGCATAAAAATCTTTACCTGATACTGCACCTGTAAACACTTCAGTTCCTGCATTCTTTCCTAATTGCTCAGTTAATAGTTGTTGTACGTTTTCTATTGCCATTTTTTAATTTTTTATTGTCCGTAATATATATAATTTGTTCCGCTAGGCTCTTGTCTTTGTGTATACTGAACCTGCTGCGTTCCATCTTTTTCAGATACATTCATTTTACCCTTAGTCACTAAACCCTGTACCACACCATGAGTAGCGCCTATAGGTAACACATCATCTTCATTTATTGGTGCATTCCCTGCACTAATTGCTACCGCTCCTGTCCAACTAACTTCAAACACCTCATACTTATAATATCCAGCAGGTTTAAAGTTTACTGCACCTGTATAAACGTCAGGAGTAGCATTGTAACTAAAACTAAACTTAGTATATCTGTCGTAAACTAAATGAACGTCAGAGTAAGCGTATTGTACTGACTTATCCATATCATTTGTAAACTTAACTAAGTATCTAATCTTAGACGAATCAACTGAAGTATCTATACGGTTGTCTTCAGTTTGTAGATAAAAAATTAAATCTGTTTCAGTTATTGCTTGTATCATAATTAGTTCGTCTAGTATATAATAGAAATAAGTTGATTTTATTTGTATTATTAAAAGAAAAAGGAGTGCCTAAGCACCCCTCAATCAAGAAATATAATGAAAACTACTAATTATTTTAGTTAGAATCTACACCTCCAAGTGTGAATCCTGCGTTGTCAAATGGGTTAGTCGTGTAATCTGGTACAAATTGGAAAGGCTGATGCTCTAAACCGTCAAATGTTAGAGTATAACCGTTTCTATCTCCAAATGCTGCTCCTGAATCCATTGTTCCTGCGTTAAGTTCCATTCCATTTACACTACCTAAACATACAATAACGTCGTGTCCTGTAGCTGTTACTGTTTGATTTAATTGTGCAAATATTATTACTTTTGTTTGACCTAAAAGCTTTATCTCGTTTTGGTCTTCTTTTGTTAATCTGTTTAACATGATGTTTACTGTAGGAGTGTAGAAAATAGTTCCGTTTTCTCTACTACCTGTAATAGTGTCTGTAAGACTCGCAACGCCTAAAGGCATTGTGTATCTATATAACATATTAGTCCCCATTTCTAAATCAGTAATTGCACCATCTGCTGTAGGTATTGAAGTCACCTGGTCATAAACTGCGAAATATATAAACTTAATTCCTCCGCTGATTCTGTTACAGTCAAGCCCTCTACCCTTCGTAAGTGTTCTACATGCCATATTATTTTATGTTTTAAAGGTTAAAGGAGTGAGTGCCGAAGCACCCACTTCTATTAATTAAGTTTATTATGATTGTCTTACAATATCAGCACCAACTCCAGTTTGAACACCCATAGAGTATTTACATACTACTCTTATGTTGTCTGAACCGTCTAAAGCAGCCATATCAAGTAAAGCAATTCTTGTAGTGTCAGAAAGTAAATCAGTTCCTGCAAACATGTTACTTCTTGTAGCAGCTACTAACTGATTATCAACCATTCCTGGACATACTGCAATCTTATATCCTTCAAATACAGGCTCATAGTCACCGTTCATGTTATAAGCGTTTACATATCCTAAAGTAGATACAGCAGAAATATAGAATGCATAAGTCTTAGCATTCATGTATATATATAAGTCCTCTTTTCTCAAAATAGGAGAAACGTTAGCTGCCATATCAGCAGTTAAAGTTTGTAAGTTAGCTATAATGTTAGCAGCAGTATAAGCACCTGAAGCAGAAGACTGTATTACAGTAGCGTCAACTCCTGGTAATAAGTATCCTGTACCTGTTCCTAAGAAACCTGCAAACTCACCATTATTAGCAGCTACACCAGACCAGATAGATGTTTCAGCCGCATCAGCAATAATCTCACCTAAGTAAGATATTACATAGTCTTCAAATGATACAGGTGGTGGTGCTCCTGCTCCAGCTCTCATTTGTAAAGCTTCCCAAGATTTAAGTAAGTTATCTTTACATAAGTCTAAGTTGATTTGTAATTGTTTAGGCTCAAGAACTTTCTCAGTTAATGCTAAAGTTCCATGGTCTGTAAAGTCACAAGTTGCATCTCTTACAACAGTAGTACCTGCCATTCTTTGAATGTTAGATTTGAATTTGATGTTTTCAATCAAAGTTAAAAAGTCTAACGATTTTGCTTCTTTTAAAGCTGCTGAAATATAAAAACCAGCCGCTTTTCCAGAAAAGTTTGATGTTACGTTAAATGCCATTTTTTTATTGTTTTTTAGTTAATATTATTTATTTAGATTGTATAAAAATCTTTCTTGTTTTGTTAATTTTTTGTATTCTTTAGAAGATAAAGGAGCTTTATCAGAACTAAACTTATTTGTATTTAAAGGTTTGTCAGCAGGTAGTGAAGCTAATTCTGTTTTTAACTTTTCATTTTCTGCTTTTAAATTCTCTAGTTCTTCTTCTGCTGAAAATTCTTTTACTTCTGTAGTCTTAATAGTTTTAGGACTTGCAGATGGCTCAACAACTTCTTCAGTCATTTCTACATCTTCAGTATCTCTTTCTCCTAATCTAGCTTTAATGTCAGCTACTGCATCCATTAAGTTATCTACTTTATCTTTCATTTCCTCGTAAGTCTTAGCCCAGTCAGTTTTTTCAGCTTCAGTTTCTGGGAATTTCTCCTCTAAATTTTCTTCAGCCATTTCTTCTTTGTCTTCATAAGCTAAATCATCTTCTGTGTCTTCTTCTTCAGTTTCTGATTCAATAACTTCTGCTACGATACCTTCTTCTTCAACTCTGAAGCTTACTCCAGTATCAGTCTTGTAAGTGCCTACAGGTAATAAAATTGTAGTTCCATCTTCAGTTAAAACTGAGATGTCAACGCCTGCTTCTAATTCTTCAGCGGTAGATACAAATATTGTACCGTCTTCGCTTTTTGCTTGCCACTCTAATTTAACTTCTCCTTCAGATTTGTTAAGTCCTAGAGCAACTAAAATTCTTTCTTTAATGTCCATGGTATTTTTTATTTTAGTTTAGTATGTAGTATATAATAGAATAATAATTACTTTGTTTGATTTTCACGTATTATTTCGTTTAAAGCTGATAGTATTTCCTCGTCTGTAGGCTCTCTTTCTGATAGGTTTTCCATTTTGTCAGTAAAATATCCCTCTATTGATAAACCGCGAAGCTCTCCGTCTTTAATCTTAGACCAAAGCTCGTTGTTGTTTATCTTCATTTTAACAAACCACGTTCCGTTCGGTAAATCATAACCGTATAACTTTGACTTATCCATATCACCCTCTTTTATCCAAGACTCAACAGTTAAAACGCCGCCTACTCTATCTTGATGTTGATAAGTAGCTTTATGATGATTATTGTGTTTTAAATAAAGTTCTGACGCTTTACGTACAGTTTCAGGACTAAAGTAAACATAGTATTCTGAATCGGTATTAGGGTCGTATCTAAATATCTGCTTGTTTGGTATTAAAGCAGGAGAAACTAGCATACGCTTTTCTTCATCTACTTTAGCAAAAGTTAGATTGTTTTTTTCTTTTCCAAAATAAACAAAGTCTTCTTCTATAGCTGGTGCAGTTACTAAACTTATTGCATCAATAGCTAGTTCTTGACTATCTTCATCAATTAATAATTCTACTATTCTAGTTTCTTTTTCATAGTAGTCTTTATTGGCTTCTTCACATTCAGCTAAAGAGTCATACTCACAGCTTCCTGTTTTCCCCCATTTGTATTTTCCGTTTTCACATTCTTCGCATGGCATAGTATATAATATATTTAGTTAATTTTTATTTGATTTTTAAATTGTAGCACGTCTTCTAATATTTGCTAATTGATTCTGACTATTAGTCATTTCATCTGTTACAACATAAGCTCTTAAAGGGTCAGGCTCTACTGCACCTGTTAATTCAAAAGCTCCTGACATCATTTGAGGTGCTGGTGTTTGAGCTGTAGCTGTAGGTGTGCTAGCTGACGCTCCTGCTCCTGTAGGGTCTGTAGACATAATTTTTGCTAGTGCTGCTGCACCCATAACTCCAGTAGCTATAGCATTAGCAAGACGTACAGGGTAAGGTAGTAGTTTATCTCCTACAGAAGTTGCTCCCATCGCAGCCATAATACCCTGCTGTGTTTGAAATACAGTTTGTGCTGCTGCTACTCCTTTAGATAACGCAGCATTTTCACCCGCTAGTGCTGCTGCTGCACCAAAACCTTTTTCTATTGTTGCTTTCTTAAAATCTTCTTCAGCTTTTGCAATTGCCTTTTTTTCATCTGCTACTTTTTTAGCTAAAGCAATTTCTTTTTCTGCTGCTTTTTTTGCTTCTTCTTCTTCCTTCTTTCTTCTTGCTTCATCTTCTTTTGCTATTCTATTTTTTTCATCTTCAATAGCTTTTAACTCAGCTTTTTCTAGTGCTGCAACCTGTTTTACAAGAGCCTGTTCTTCACTTTTCATTCTCTTACGCTCACTAAAATTAGACCTTTGTATTCTAAATACTTCAGCTTCTAACCTAGCTTCTTCATCAAGATTTTCCTTACTAGATTTATTATAGGTATTTTCTTCTTGCCTCATTCTTAGCTTTTCATTAGCAACGTGTAAGTCTTTTTTTAACTGCTCGTCTGCTAATTTATTTGCTTCTCGCATCGCTGCTAACCTTTCTGCTAGTGTTGCATTTTCTTCATCTCTAGCTAATAATCTGAGCCTCATCATTTCCTTCTCAGTTTCAGCTTTGTCAACCATAGCTTCCCTCTCAAACTGTTGTAGTGCTAACCTGTCTTTTTCTAACTGATTAGCCATTTCCATTTCTTTTTTAGTTTGTTCACCGAAATTTTTAACACCTTCAGTAACATCAGCAAGACTATCTTTAAAACCTTTTATGTTTCCTGTAATTAAATTAAATAGACCCTTACCTAAATCAGAAACTATATCTGTTACGTTACCTATAACAACTCCTAACTGTGATGTTATTTGTTTAAATTTACTAGCACCTTCTTCACTATCTCTAAAGTATTGTACTAAAGATGCTACAGCTAAAGCAAATACACCTATTCCTGATGTTATTAATCCTGCTTTAACAGAAGAAAACATTGACTTTGCAGCACCCATCGCACTAGTAAAACCAGCCTTAATCCCATTAAGAGAAACCCCCATAATTTTTAAATCACCTGCTGCATTTTGAGCGTCTTTAGATACATCTCCTAAATTACTTTTAACTTCTAAATTTATTGTTTCATCTGCCATATCTTATATTTTTAAAGTGCTACACTTGTTTGTATTTGTGTAAATGTTATATTACTACACCATTCTATTCGCATATCTGTTGCCCCTCTTACTCGCATTGCAAAGTTTGTGCCTGAAGCTATTCCTGTAGGCTGCCACCCTGTTACCTCTCCATTACTTTTTATTGAATCTCTTTCCCTGTTTACACTCAACGTACCGCTTTCATTTATTATAACTCCACGCTCAACCCAAGACGCATAGTCACCAACATTACCAGAAGCTGCCGCACCACCTATTCTTACAGCTATAACGTCTGCATGAAAATACATTACAGCATTCTCAGGAACAGGCAAAAGCTTATCAGTAGTATTATTTAAATAAGTAATTGTATTTGTTCCGTTATTAGTTTGTCCGCCATACATAACTTGTATGCTCTGCCTTTCGCCTAAAATATCACCTGTAGTATTTCCTCCTAATACTATTGAGTTATCTGCTGTAGCGTTACCTAAAGTTCCAAAAACGTTTGAATTATAAACACTTTCAGCAACTTGATTATTTGTACCAGATATAATTACATTTTTAGATAAAGCGTTTGCAGTATTATTTTCTCCTAGTATATAAATATTGTTACTACCTGGTATAGTAGTGTTACCTTGACCTTTTACTACGTTTGTCTCATTAGTTATAGCTGTAGACAAAGTGTTACTATATTGAAAGGCTCTACACGTTCCAGTGGCTGGATTATATGTATATCCGTAAGCTTCGCATTGAAGTTGATTAGGTTGTAACTCATTAGTTCCATCTGTAAATGTTACGTCACCAAAATTGTTGACTGAACTAGGCTTTACATTAAATCCTGTTTTAAAATTTGTAAGTGTAGTTTTGCTCATTATGGTATAAGTATAAATTCAACAGTTGCTAAATCATTTGGCTTGTAATCAATTCTATTAACCCTGTATTTTCTGTTCTTTATCATTACAGTATCAAAGAAGTTAAAAGTATTTATGTCTGACGGCGTTAAATTGACTTTTATAGTCATAGTCCTAGTGTCAGGGTTGTATAACTCATTAAAATAAGGCTCCCAATACATACCGTATAAATTGTTTAATGTAGGATTACCAACAGGGTCTATTAGCTGGCATAAACCAAAATGAAAGTCCTGTGTGTCTGTAGTTGCAGGTGGAGAAGACGTGACTGTAGGAGTATCTGTCAAGTGACTAAACTGTAAAAAGCCATCTACATCATTAACTGCTGAAACGCCATTCTGAGCAGGCACATTGTATAAATCTACTGCTAAAGTTTTTTGACCAATATTAAACATTATACGAGGGCTATTTTCAAAAGCCTCTGTAGTGCCGTCATCATTCATTTTGTATAAAGTTGGCACGATTAATTCTGTATCATACTCATCATAAGGTTTAGGAATTGTAGCTGCAAAAGGCTCTGCAATTATTTCTTTTTCTCCCGTCAGTATAGTAAAATCAGAAGCGTCAATTATGTGGCTTCCGTATAAAAACCCTGTTCCTGTAGCTGGCTGTACTACTGACTTCTTGTACTGGCTAAAAATATAATCATCTTCATCCTCAACAAATTTAAAAGAAGTCTTTCTGTTAAGTTCAGTTAAAGGCAAAAGCTTCATTTCAGTTACATCAATTTTTTCTGTCCAGTTTAATTCTTTAGTATCTGCGTTTTCTAAGAATATATCATTGTAAGGCTCTATTATTATATTATTAGGATTATTTTCATCTGGTATAGTTATAAGATTAAACATAGTCATAATACCTCTTATAAATTCCCATTGACCGAGGTCTCCTCTTAATTTATTTAAAAGCACATAAGCCTGAACTTCATTAGTGCTTGAAAAAAATTGTAAAAAGCTAGCAGGAGTATCATTACCCATTCTAATTTTATTTGGAGTAAGAGCATAGCTTTGAGCCTGTATATATTCTCCTGACTGTAATGTGGTTGTAAAAGTACCTGACATAAATTTACTGCCACCTGCAGCAATAGAACTATTATCTTCATCAAATGTTTGTAACCATTGGCCTGATGAATTAAATTTTGCAATCCTTAAATTATTTGAATAAGTACTTACAATTGCGTCACTTTCTAGCTTTATATCATATTCACAAGTAACATCATAGTTATTAGAAGGTGCAGTAAACTTGAAGTTTGTATTATCCCAATAATCAGCTACACCAGATAGTGTAGTATTAAATCTTAATTTAGAAGCTGCAGTATAAGAACTTTCATTTATAAAGTAATCACTTGAAGTGTCATCTGCCTGTTTAAAATTACTTGTTAAAAAAGGAACAGAACCATCGGGATTATTTCCCCAATTAAAATCCATATACAACTTCTCAAAATCAGCACTATCAAAGAAACTACTTGTATACGTGAAGTCTGTATTTGCAAATATTCTATTAATCAAATATTTAATTTGTATGAAAGGTCTAAATGCGTCTTCAAGTTGACTTAGAGTTCTGTTCGTTAACATATTATGAGTCCAGTCACAAAACGGATATTTTATTGTAGTATGATAACTTCTAAATCCTGAATCTTCATCATGTGTGAAAGGGAAGTACGTTGAAGCGCCACCACTTTCATTCCAAGATAATCTAATTGTAGTAAAATTATAATCGTGATTTAATTCATAAAAATCAATGTCGTTAAATGTTCTATCTCCTAATACATCAGCTAAAGCAATTGCCTCTGAGTATAAATTTACATTGTAACTAATTTCACCTGATTTGTCTGATATATCTATTAACCTTAAGAAGCCCTCAAATAAAAGAAACCCATCTTGCTTAAGAATACATTTTGTTTTTTTATAAGGATTAAAATTTAGCCCTGTATCAATTCTTGTTACTTCAAATATATTGTCAAAGATTTGATTGTTTCTTTTTGTTGCTGGTAAGTTAAATGCCTTTGAGTAAGATTGTATTTGTTCAGCTACATTTTTAAATTCATCTACGCTAAGACTTAACGGTATATCTTCATCTTCGTAAAGGTCTAAAATGACTTGACCATTGTTTATTATATTTATTATTTCAGAAGGATTTTGTGGAGATATTAAACAAGATAAAGTTTCTATAAGGCTTGAACCTGAAGCTTGTATTACAATTATATCATTTGTAGACTGTGCTGTAAATTGAATTGTTTGTACGCCCGTTCCTGCAACCACATTTGTGCTTTGAAGAATGTTATTTGTGTATTGATAAACTGTTAACCCTCCATTTGTAGTTATATCTAAAGTAAACTCATATAAAGCGCCTGTAATTAAATTAGATAATTGCTGTAAAACCCCTTGACCGTTTGCAAATATTAAGTAATAAATATTACTGGTTCCTGAGAATGTTCTTTGCATTTGTGAACCTGTACTACTAAATCTATACCAAGTGTTATCAGTAAATGTAGAAGATGAAGCTGTTGCGTACGTGTCAATAAAAGTTTGAGGTAAAGCACCTGTTATATTTAAAGTAGATGAAGAATTTGGTATATTATTAAAATTAATACCATCTACCACCATTTGTTGAGTCAACGGGCTTAATGGTGTGGTGCCATCAAAATACTGAGGGAAAACTATTAATTGTACGCTCATTATACTGACTGTGTTCTTAAGGTTTTACTTTTTTCTACTTCAAATGTATACTGTATTAACTTATCATTTGCTATTGTCTTTTTTGTAAAACTTGATGTTGTAAGTCTTACAGGTATAACATATTGATTAAGTGCTGAATTAGTTTCTGTTATATCTTGATACCCTTTTAATATGTAAACTTCTGGACTGTTTATTAATTCTTCAAACATTACATTTTCATCTTCACTCACAAAGTCTGAGTTCATTGTTATTTTTTCTGTAGCGTTAACTCTAAAAGCTTTTTTACCCCCTTTGTAACTATCTACTTTGTATGTGCTTGAATTCCAAGTTCCTGCTAGCTGCTCGTATGTTGAGCCTGTAGTTGTTATATTCCTTATTGACTTTTTAGTGAACGTATAATAATCCCAAGCACCCCACTGGTTAAGCCAACATAGACGTATGCTTTCAAAACCTTTTAAGTCAGGGCAATTAACTTTTATTGTGTACTGTTGAGATATTTGACTACCACCTACATTATATGCTCCTATTTGAATGCTACCACCGTCAATAGTTCCTGCTGTAACTAAAGCTTTAAAAGTTGTACTCCAATTTCTAAGATTTCCAGGAAAGCAACCAAAATAATAAAGGTGATTAGAAATAAAATTACTGAATACTGCATAAGCACCATTTGCTACGTCTCTATCTACATTTTCAGTTCCTAATACACTACCTGTACTACTTAAATATCTAAATCTTATTTGGTGTAAATCATCATTAGGTGAAAGATAAGCTAGCGTTCCGTAATCATCTATATTAGCATATTGAGTAGTAGGTGCATTAGTTAAAAATTTTCTTGTAGTAGGGTCTACTGGATTAAAAATAAAAGCGTCTAAATCAAAACCGAAATCATTTTCATTAGGTGCTGTGCCCATTGTAAGTATATCAGTATATTTTAAATAAGAATTAAATATTTTATAATCTTGAGAAGGTTGCGGATTAACTGTCTGTATATCACCATTTGTATCGGTGTATTGTGTTTTAAATACTATTGCTAACCACCTCATAGAGTTTATATTTCTTGAATATTTATCTATTAAATGAATAGGCCATTTTGCTTCTACGTCTGATATTGTGGCACCAAAAGTTGCAACAGTTCCTTTGTAAGTACTTAATACTGCTGCCATATTATCTGCAGCCACATAATTTTCTACTATTTGCCTAAAATCAAATATACCAACTCCTGCATTGTTTGGTGTAGTTTTAAATGTTCCTACTACATCTGTGCTTGTATTTATATTAGGGGGAGATTCGTTACTTATATGCACTTCCGCTATAAACCTTACATTAGTTTGATTGCTTACTATTGTGTTATTAGAAACTACAAAAATAACCTCTTGACCTACAGGTAACTGTGTATATAATGGTTTCTGTTCTATTGTTGTCATTTATTGTAAATTTTTTAATATATCTTGTTTTAACGATTTACCTACACCTTTACTAAAATTTTTCATTCCAAGCATTACAGGTTTTGAAAAAAAACTTATACCCTGTATACCTTTGCTCTTTATACTTCTAGCTATAAAGAATGCTAAATTAGAAACATATTGACCAGTCTTTTTATCACGACCTCTTCCCAATCCTTTTGTTTCTAAACCTTTCCTTTTTATCCATTTTTGTATCATACTAGCTGGAGGCTGCTTATTAGTATATTTATACGGACTTGTAACCTTTTTACCTGACGTGTCTATATAACTTCTTTTTACTTTATTACCAGAAACTCCTTTGTCTACATACTTACCATAAGATGCCATCTTAAATCTTACTGTAACTGTATTTCCTTTTTTTATAACAAAGAAATTAATAGAGTTTTGTAAAGCTCCTGCCTTATCAGCTTTTGCTAGATTGCCTTTAGCTTCTTTTACTACTTGTTTACCAAAGCTATTAAGATATCTTTCCAGAGCTTCTGTTTTCATTATACAAGTGCAGCAAATACTTCTACTTGAACATCAGTTGTAGCTGCTGGTCTTACCTCTACTGTAACTAAGTCTTCTAATGTAGGGAATGCAGGACTTGCATCTTCTTCACCTATTAAAATGTTTTCAGTTTGATATAGAACGTGCGAACCTCCTGCTCTAACTGTTACTTGATAGTTAGTAGCTGCTGTTACAAATGCAACCTTCATGTCCTGGTCAGTACTAAGGTTAGTAATTCTAAAGTATTTACAATTCTCTACATCTAAAGCACCATCTGCACCATGAGGAGTAGAATTAAATACTGTTACTGTTGTAGTCTGCGAATGAGTACAAGTTAATATTCTTTCAAATACATCTACTATATTTGTAGTTGTAAGTGTGTTTGTTGAACCTCGTACCGAACCATTCAATACGACATTCTCTGTAATTGTTGTTGTTAAATCTGCCATTTTATTTTTTATCTATTTGTTTTAATTTATTTATTGCCCAATTTATCATGCTTGAACCTCCCCAAGCATCCCACATTAGACCTCCACAGCCTTCTGAGTAAGGAACATCTTTATATTGTTGGTGTCTTTTGAAACTTGCAACACGTGCAATCGTTTCTCGGCTAATCGGTTTTCTGTCTGCGATTTGTGAACTTCTTCGCCACCCTATAGGTGTTCCGCAAGTTGTACCATTTTCTTCTTTCCATTTTCTTGCTCTTTTCGCGTTGTTAGTTGCAGCTTGAGGGTAATCAGTATAGCTTTCTAATTTAATACTTATTTCTTCTAACTTTTCTAATATATCTTCGTAGTTCATAGCTTCAATGTTATTTTAAATTTCTTCCAACCTATTTCTATTATTAATCTTCCTATCTTAAATTTCATTAGTAACCAGCACCTGCATCTGTAACAGGTATATTACAAGTATCAAAGTCGTTCTGTACTAATACACCTAAAGTAAACACATAACCGCAACACAAGTTGTCAAACCTTTCTTGAAAAGGCTCTATTGTAAATTGGTCTTGCGTAAAATAAACAGGTTTATTAATATCATTAACTCCAGCTATAGATTGTCTTGAACTATGCCTTAACATTCCTATAATGTCTGTACAAATATTAAGTGTTTGATTAAATACTTCCTGCTCGTTGTTCTTAGTGTTTACTAACTTAGTCAAAAGCTCATGCTGTTTAGTTTGCCAGTCTGATTTTTCTCCTACCATATCCATTACAAAGATTTGAAAGTTATAAGTAAGTTGACTATCTCCTGTAGTTACTGATGTAGGGTTTACGTGCATAAGCGGAAACTTCTCCATCTTCTCTAAGTTAATATCGTATATATCACCTACAGACGTTGTACTTATCTGTTCGTGATACTCACCTATTCTAAGCAAAGTGTTTACTACATTGTTATAAGTCTTATTATTTACCATTTGTTTTAACTTTATTTTGTAAATTTAAATCTGTTTCATAACTTAACCAAGTCAAACATTCTAACAGTCCTAAATTAGTTATTCTTTCTAAGTTTACTATCTGTCCATTTGTTAATCTATACATCACTCCAAACCAACCCCATTTTTCTGCAAAGCTTTCTGTCGCTATTGCTTCGTCATTCCCTTCAGCCGTTGCATCAAATACAATGGCAAAATCAGCGACAATTCTTTTCCTAAAGTCCAAAAAAAAACCAGTGCTGATTGCACCTGCTCTGCCGTCATCTTTTTCATTTCTTCTGCCCGCATTGTAATATTCCCATCATAAGCATCAATAATATAGATGTCATTTTTCTTTTCTTTTATAGGTCTATACAATATAGCCATTATCTCAGGCATGTTATTTTCTAAACCTTCTTTTATAAATGTTTCTATATCTGCATATTCACCTAACGTAATACTATCTAAGTCAGGGTGAAAACCGTACTCTATGCCATCTATTTCAATTATCTTTTTTAAAGAACTATTGTTTTTTTTCTGTAAACCGCTTAACTTATCCATCAAAACCGCAACATCTTTTAAGTCTAATTCCCTTACTAATTGTTTAGGAATATTTGATAAAGCTGCTATAGTTTCCTCTGCTTCTTTTGTCTTACTGTCCTCTTTAAAATCAATTAACTTTAACCACTTTTCTAGAGTTACATCTTCCCAACTATTTATAAGCTTAAACTCTTTTACTTTTCCTTCTTTCTTGATTTTGACTTTCATCTAATATATAATAGAAATTTGTTAAATTTAGTTTACTGTACAAAATACTTACCTGCATTAGGATTGTCTAAGTGATATATAACATTATAACGCACCCCATCAATAGCATGATTGTAGTTGTCTACATAGAGCTTTGAGCCTTTATCTGCATATACATAGTTGTTTAATTCTTTAGCTATGTTTGTGCTTTCTGGTGTTATAACTAACTCATAATCTTGCATACGAGTTACACCACTTTCTATAGTACCTTTTTTTACAGGCTTTATATTTACTCCTAAGTGTCTAAGGTCTGCAATAAGTCTAGGCTCTGCACTATCAGCTATAATTAATTTATCACCTACTTTGTCTAAAATAATTTGTGCTAGTTCGTTTGACTTTAAACCGTTTTTGTATATATGTTCTTTTAAGTATATCTTGTGTTTACGTTTGTCTATAGCTACTTCTGTTAAACTATCAGGGTCTACACTAAAACCAAAGTCCATTCCGCAAGATGTCTGTAGACCGTCAGGATTAAATTCTCCTATACTCCAATTCTCAAACACTACACCTTCTGCTTTGTCTAGCCAGCCACCTAATATCTTATGCTTATATTTTTTTATGTTTCTTTGCTTTATAGTGTTTATACGCTCTAAGAAGCTCTGTGACAGATTATCTTTATTGTCTAGATATGTAGAGTGTATATAGCATACATTTCCTTTAACACCGTTAAAACCTGCTTCTACACCTTTGTCTTCAAAAAACCTTTTGTATATCCAATGTTCTTTAGTAACAGGATTAAGTATAAGTATAATTCTATTCTGTACTTCTTTTTCTCTAATACTTAAATCTATAGTATCAAATATATCCTCGTCTATAAGTTCTTCTGCTTCATCAAGCACCCAAGTACTTATGCCCTGCAAAGATTTTAGACTTGCTGTTTGATTACCTGCTGATGTCTTGATACCCCTAAATAGAATGTCTGACTT